TAACACACGCTAATTTTAGAGGTTATTTTTATCAAAATAGTCAAGTAGGCGATATTGGCATTACAGCTCATTTTACTGCACAAGATACACAACAAGCAAATTATTTGCTAGCGGTAATTCATTTTTTCCGTAGTGCTACAAAAATGTTTTACGGTCAAGATGCTCAACGAGGTAGTCCTCCGCCATTAGTATTTTTATCAGGACTGGGGCAATATCAATTTAATCGCCATCCTTGTTTAATTGCTGATTTTAGTTATAACCTTCCTGAAGATGTAGACTATATCCGAGCGCAAGTTACTAACCAAGTTGGACTTAATTTAACTTCACAGAACAATGTACAGCAAAGTGTATCGACTAATAATATTTTTTCTAGTATACAAAGACTAGCAAACGCATTTACTACTAAAGGTGCTATACCTAATACTCCGTTTGGTTCAACAAATGTGCCAAATTTAGCACAAGGCTCTCCGACTTATGTACCAACTAAAATGGACATTACCATTAGATTGTTACCAGTAAATACTCGCCAACAAGTAAGTCAGCAATTTAGCCTCAGAGAATTTGCTAATGGAAATCAACTTAAAGGAGGGTTCTGGTAATGTCAGCCTCTTATAATCAAACTAGTCCATACTATACGACTCAGTATAGCCAGTATTTTTTGGATGTAATGGTTAATCGTCCTATTCCAAAATTAGTTGACGATCAATATTTTACAATAAATGCGACATATCAATACAGACCAGATTTGTTAGCACACGACTTATACGATAACAGTAATCTATGGTGGGTATTTTACCAGCGCAATCCAAATACATTAACAGCACCTCCCTTAGATTTTAAAGCAGGCACTCAAATTTATTTGCCAAAAATTACTACACTTAAATCTGCGTTAGGTTTATAAAATGGCTAATTATAATCTTGGTCGTTATGTAGGACCAGACACCGTTACCGGACAGTATAGATATTTTAATGAAGCTACCGGCGATTTTATTTTATCAGACACCTCACCAAGCCCAAATCAATTAAATGCATGGCAAGCTGAAAATCCAAAGGTTGGAACCACAGAACAAACACAGGCAACTCCTGCTCAGATATTTTCTCCAAATCAGACCATAGGCACAAGTCTAGGGTTTGATGTCAATAATCCTAATAATGGATTTAATGCCAATATCGTTGCTGGGATAACAGGAACCGGTAGATCCACTATTCAAAATTTAACAGCAGCAACACAACCTGGAGCGGCAGCTCCTAACGATGATAATTTTGGTTTATCAAATACTACCGCAGGAAGTACTATATTATTAAATGCTGGCACAAATCCTGGAAGTTTAATTACGCCACAACCAAACAGATTAGATCAATATGCTAGTTATACATATAATTTGGGCTGGTATTTGTTAACGCCAACACAATTTGAAGAAATTACAAACGAGTCTAAACTTGATATTAGTCAATGGTCGTTGTTAGTTCAAAGTGGTGGTGCGGCTGCACAACAAGCCGGAGTATCACAGCAAGGTAATTTAACCAATCAACAATCTTCGGCCGTTTCTGGTCGTAACAAATATTTTACATTGGATTACTACATAGATGATTTTGAAGTTACTTCAACATTAGGCGGAGGAGGCCCATCTACACTTACGGAAATTTCATTTAAAGTAACAGAACCAAACGGACTAACGCTTCTGCCAAATCTTACCAATGCTGTGCGTGATTTGTACCAAGAAACCACAGCGGCTAATAATCTAGCATTTTATGTTATGGTAGTTAAATTTTATGGATGGGATATTAACGGACATTTAATTACAGATCCAACAAAAAATACAGGCACACCGGGCGCGACACCTGGTATAACTAACGCGGTAATAACAAGATATTACCCATTTGGAATATCAGAATTTCATTTTAAAATGGCAAATAGAGCAATCGAATATCAAATTAAAGGTATGCCACAACATTTTCAATACGGTCAATCTTCAGGAACTGCTAGTATTCCGTATAATATAGAACTTACTGGCGAAACAGTTAGTGATGTATTAGCTGGCACTGGTGTGTTTGCAGTTCCTGATATCGATACCGGCAGAGAATCAACTAATAAACCGTCAGCTACAATAGAAACTGGTCCTTCTATAAAATCTCAAATTAGTGATACAGCTCTTATGGCAACAGGGGCTGATACAAATGTAACTACAGAGCAAGGAGTAGCGTTTAATTTATTAAGCGGATAAAAATAAATGGGAACAATATTAGATGCGTTTGGAAATTATGCTGGCGAAGATGGTCTTGGTCCTGGTGTACGGTCTGCTGGCAGCCTAGATGCCAATAAATCAGCCGCCCCGGAAAAAGCTACTGCTGCACCTACTGGAAACAACAAATTTACATATACTGGTTTATGTGACGCATTAAATGCCTATGAAAAAAGTTTAGTTAAAGCAGGTACAGTGGAGTATGCTAATCAATATGCGATAGAATTTGCCCCGGCAAGTCTTGCTAGTTCTGGAATCGTGTTACCCGGCACTAGTGATAAAAAATCAGCACCAAGCCAACAAACTAATACAGCCAAAGATAAAGTAGATCCAAATACTAATACTTTTAATAGCAAAGGTAAAAATATAGCAGTATCTCAAGGTACACAAATTATACAATTCATTGAATTGACTATGCGTAATAGTCGTTACATTACGGATCAATTAAATGTAACACAAGACCAAGTTACTGGTAATTCGATACCAAGTACTTCTACTACAACTAATAAAACAACTACTTGGTTTAAAATAACAGTTAATGCGGTGCCTAATAGTCCTAAGATAGATAAAAAACGAAACGATTATGCTTATAAAATTACATATACAATATCAACTTATGCGTTAAACGACGCACAAAGTCAATATTTTCCTGAAGCACAATTCCGCGGGGTACAAAAAGTTTATAACTATTGGTTTACAGGACAAAATACTCAAGTATTAGGTTACGAGCAAAACTATAATAATCAATATATAAATGTATTAAGTAGTAAAACTCGAACCCAAGGAAAACAAACTATTGGTAATCAATTAGCAAACTCTGTGGGATATGGGATAGGATTGCCAAAAAATGTACCATCTCCTAGATCAGCACAAAGTGATCAGCAGGCAGAAAATGGAGCAAACAATCCAGCTAGTACACTAGCTGATTATTTGTATAGTTTTGATGACCAAAGTGAAATAACCTTACAAATTATTGGAGATCCAGCTTGGTTAGTGCAAGGCGAACCCAAAGGTATTACTGGTTCAGCATTTGAATTCGGCCCGTTTTATTCAGACGGCACAGTAAATCCAGAAGTGCAACAAGTGGTATTTGCTGTCAATTGGAATGCTCCTAGTGACTATAGTAACGGAACGAGTGGCCCTTACAGTGGAACAGGGTTAATGGAAGTAAATGCTTCGAGTACACAAGGTAACAATAATAATTTAGCAAATTCTCCTACACAGGCTAGTGCGGCATATACAGCGACTCAAGTAAAAAGTACATTCTCTAAAGGCAAGTTCACGCAAGAATTAAAAGGTAATGCTTTAAAGAATTTAAATCCAACACAGCTAGCTAGTGTAACTGGTAGGCCATCTGGATCTAGTAATACTAAACAACCAGCAGAAAATCAACCGCAAGGAGGTGTACGATTACCTGATTTAGCCACTGATAATAACGGTAGTAGTATTAGTTTAGCAGATCAACTTAATCCAAATTTATGGAACAGCGAGCCTAATAATACTCCAGTGGCAGCCCCTAACTCTGCTACATCAGTTGGAACACCGCCAATACAACCAGCAACTCCTGCTGAAGCGCCAACAAGTAACGGCGGCCTTGATTATTTTGCTGGATTAGCTGGTACAAGCGGATTTACTCCGCCACAAAATGCGGCAGCGGCAGTGAAAGTATTTGGAGACACTGGATCGACAATAGCTATTGCAAGTGCCACATCACAAGCATTAAGAAACGGACAAACAGTTGTTTTTACTGAAAGTGGAACACGGATAACTACAGAAACACAATCGATGGCAGCTAAGGACGCATAATGGCACTTAACGTACAAAGAACAACAGGAAGATCAGCTCCGTATAAATTTGACCGCGGAGGCACTCCTACGGATTTTGGTCCCTTCATTGGTGAAATAGTAAACAACGTTGACCCAACTCGTAGTGGTCGTGTACAAGTTTATATTGAACAGTTTGGTGGTGGGGATAAAACAAATAAAACATTGTGGCGCACAGTTAGTTACATACCACCTTTTGGTGGAGCGACACCAAAAACAAGTACATCGGCTGGCGTAGGTACTTACGGATCCACTAATAATCAACAAAGTTATGGAATGAGTTTTAGTCCACCTGACATTGGAGTCCAAGTATTGTGCTTCTTTGTCGCAGGTGATCCCAATCAAGGTTTTTATGTAGGTGTTGTGCCACCGCAAGGTGTAAATCATATGGTACCGGCCATTGGGGCGGCTCCTGAAGCAGCTACACAAAACGAAAATCAATCAACATACTTTGGAAAAAGCCCTAAACTTCCTGTGACTGAGATTAATAATGCGGAACAGAACACAGCCATCAACGAAAATCCACAATTTTTTAATCAGAAAAAACCAGTTCATAGTTATGTAGCTGGCGTATTGTTTCAAGCAGGCACAGTTGATGACCCAATTCGCGGATCAATAAGCTCATCTAGTCAACGGGAAAGTCCTAGTAATACTTTTGGTTTTAGTACACCTGGTCGCCCGGTATATCAAGGCGGGTTAAAAGACTCGACTATTCAACAACAAGTAGCATCTGGATCGGTTCCGCCGGAAGCAGTTAATGTTGTTGGCAGAAAAGGCGGCCATTCTTTTGTAATGGACGATGGAGATATTGGTGGAAAAAATTCGTTAGTACGAATTCGATCAGCTAAAGGTCATCAGATCACAATGTCAGATGATGGAAACTGTTTTTATATTGCTCATGCTAATGGACAGGTATGGCTGGAGTTTGGTCAAGAAGGTACATTGGATGTTTATACAACAAATTCTATTAATTTAAGAACACAAGGTACTATAAATTTACATGCAGACAAAGATTTTAATATTTTTGCTGGTGAAAATATTAACATAAAAAGTAAAAAAGGAATTACATTTGAAGCCGAAGAAACATTTACTTGTTCAAGCAAAGCTGCGCTAACATTGTTTAGTCAAGCAAAAATTAATGTTAAAAGTAATGGCCAATTAGTTTTAGATAGTGTTGGTGGATCATGGAATTCAGCTGGTCAATTGACACTACAAGGGTCTACTATAGAGTTAAATCCTGGATCTGCTCCTACTGCTGAAGTCCCCACGCCATTAACTGAATATACTATGCCGGATAGCACATTTAAAGCTAGCAGTGGCTGGAATGTAGGCTCAAGCAAATTAAAAAGTATTGTTACTCGAGCTCCTACGCACGAACCTTGGCCGTATCATAACCGAGGAGTAAAAAATGATGTTAATTTAGCAGACGGCCCAAATACAATTCCGCCTGGAGCACCTAGTATTCCAGCTGGTACTACTATTACTAAAACAAATTAACATGGCAATATTTAAATATACACTTCCGTCAGGCTCGCAATATCAAGTAAATGCGGCTACCGGAACAACACAACTACAAGCAGATAAAATCTTTTATGAACAAGTGGCTGCTGGCACATTTGTTGGCTATAAGAAAGGCGATAGACTTGCAAATCCACAAGAAGCACTTAATGAATTTGGAATATCTCGATTAAAAAGGGGCACAGCCGGAGTAGATGATAAAACTCTATTGGCAGTTATTTCAGGATTACCATTGGTAGCAACATTACCGGCAACATTGTCGCAAGTTCCAGTTCAAAATCCGATTGATCAAATCAAATATATTCAAGTTACAAGTAGTCCTACAGGCCCAGTGGGATTGGGACCCACAGGCGTTGGCCCCCTTTCAGCTCAACAAACACAAGCATTAATGGCACAACTTGCTGCCACAACCCAAGGCAACATAGCAACACTAAATCAAGATACTGGGGTTGGAGTATACGGGTTTAATTGCCAACAACTTGAACAAGCAGGATTAATTAAACCTGGATATTGCCAACGCTATTGTCGTATAGATACAAATACAGGAGCTAACCCTGACAATTTTGTTGAATTTATGCAGTCGCCTATTGTGTGGACTGGATTACACGGTGTGACAAGTGTTAATAATATAGTAGGCAGACAAGATATACAAAATACTATCCAAGAAAAATTATTTCAACAAAGTTATAGCCAATTGGTATCTAACGGAACTATTGTTCCGCCAGCATCGGCTTCTCCGGCCGCTACAGTCAACGACGGCCAAGTATACGATACTGCTGGTACATTAGCAACAACATCGGCATTGGCATTATTATCTGTTGGCCTAAACGGCGGTATAAATGGATTCTTATCTGGATCATCAACTACGGCGTTATATAACGATGTGGTAGGTACATTAGGAAGTGTAGGTAGTTCAATTAGCAACGCTTTTTCAAGTCTAAGTAGTTTAAATCTTGGTGATATACCAGCAGATATTCAACGTCTTGGCGCAGATGCTATTGCGTCATATAGTTCAGCATTATCAAGTTTATCAACTGGCGCAGTTGGTTTTGATACCGGCACACTAAACAACTTGACAGCATCTGCTGGGTCGGCGGTGTCACAAATTTCTGGTCTAGCAGCAGGGCTAACAGGTGGAAATGTATCTGGAACAATCGCTTCAATATCGTCTACACTCAGTGGTGACATAGGAGCACTAATTACAAATGGTAGTAAGTACGGAACAGAACTAGCTACAGCATGGGCTGGTAGTGCAACTTCTGCGTTAACAAGTATTGGCTCTAATTTAGGATCGCTAGCATCGGGTATTACTGATTCAGCCCAAACTGCTTTCAATTCAGCACAAACAAGTTTAACTAGTGCACTGGATTCATTAGGTAAGGCATCACAATTTAGTGTTAATTTTAGTGATTTTTCTTTAAGTAGTTTAGTTGCTGGCGTTCAGTCAGCTCCTGCGTTTACAAATACAGTAGATCGAGCGGTCCTTGATGCTGCTGTAAACCGAGTGATAGGATCTCCATTAATTTCGCCACCAGTGTATGAATTCCCTTCGCCAGCTTCGTTAGGTGTTACAGCAGATATTGATCAAGCTAAGAGTTTATTGGCTCAAGCTCAAGCGACCGGACAAGGCATTGTGTCTAATGTTTTAAATCAATCTAACAATATATTAGCTCAAGCTCAAGCGGCTGGGCAAAATATCCTGTCTAAAGCTGTTAATATTAGGTAGAATAAATATAATATATGGCAACCTTCATTGGATTTAATACAATCAATCAAAATAAAACATTTACACTTGTTGATTATGAATTGATAAAACAAGATTTACTAAACGCCTTTAACATTAGGCAGGGCGAAGTAGTCGGCCGCCCAGGATATGGCACTATTTTATGGGCTTATTTGTTTGAAAATCAAACCCCAGAACTCCAAACGGCTGTATATCAAGAAGTCCAACGAGTTATTGGCGCAGATCCTAGGCTATATCTTAATAATGTCAATATGTACCCCCAACAAAACGGCATATTATTAGAATTAGAATTGCAAACAGTAGCAACCACGTCAGCTCAAATTCTATCTATATTTTTTAATGAGCAACAACGTTCCGCAAGTTACGTTTAACTTAAACTACCCAGTTTAATTTTTGTATAAATACTTGTAACATTGGAACGACCATGGCGAAAACAACAAGACAAACCGTACTATTTGGAGTTGAAGATTGGAAAAGAATCTATCAAACCTATAGCGAAGGTGATTTTCAAAGTTACGACTTTGAAACTTTACGCAAGACTTTTATAGATTATTTGCGCCAGTATTACCCAGAAACATTTAACGATTATATTGAATCGTCGGAATTTATTGCCTTATTAGACGTCATGGCTTTTATGGGTCAAGCATTAGCATTCCGCACAGATTTAAACACTCGCGAAAACTATATTGATACAGCAGAACGTCGCGATAGTGTTATTAAACTTGCTAATTTAGTAAGTTATACACCACAAAGAAATACAGAAGCCAACGGCTATCTTAAAGTATTTTCAGTCCAAACTACAGAAAATGTTACTGATTATAACGGGGTAGACCTTGCTAACATTACAATTAATTGGGCCGATCCTAGTAATTTTGATTGGCAAGAACAATTTACAGCTATCATTAATGCGTCATTGGTTGACACACAGTATGTAGGTTCTCCTGGTAATAATCAAAACATTCTTGGTGTAGACACACAAGAATATACAATTAATTTAGTTCCTGGTTATATTCCAGTAATTCCATATACTGCTACTATCAACGGTGTTAACATGCCATTTGAAGCAGTAAATGCGACTTCATTGGGAGAAACTTATATCTATGAACCACCGCCATTGCCTAATGGACAATTTAATGTCCTATTCCGTAATGATCAATTAGGTTATTCAAGTGCTAACACTGGTTATTTCTTTTATTTTAAACAAGGTGTATTACAAAATCAAGATTTTAATTTAGCAGAAAGTATTTCTAATCGTACAGTCGATATTAATATTGAAGGTGTTAACAATACTGATGTATGGTTATATCAACTTGATAACGTTGGCAATGTTAAACAAATTTGGACGCTGGTCCAGTCAGTGTTTGCTGCAGCTGTTGAACAAATGACACCAAATTTAAGAACAGTTTACTCTGTAACAAGTCGCACTAATGATCAAATTACATTAGTATTTGGTGATAATGTATTTTCAGCGATCCCAGTAGGTCAATTTAGAAATTATGTTCGCGCATCTAATGGATTACAATATATTATTAATCCAGAAAATATGCAATCTGTTTCAATACCTATTTCTTATGTTAGTCGTGCTGGCACCATTGAAACTATTACATTTAATTGTGGTATTACCGCGCCTGTAACTAATGCCGCCCCTCGCGAAACTATTGAACAGATTAAACAACGAGCACCGGCTCGTTACTATACACAGAATCGTATGGTCAACGGCGAAGATTATACAAATTTTCCGTTTACAACTTATAATTCCATTGTTAAAAGTTCAGCACTTAATCGTAGTTCTATTGGAACCAGCCGATATTTAGATCTAGTTGATCCAACAGGTAAGTACTCCTCGACAAATGTGTTTGGTAGTGATGGGGCATTGTGGTATGTTAATAACACACCAGCATTTACTTTCACGTATCAAACAACCAATGATATTAACAACGTTATTATAAACGATATCACTCCACTGTTAATTCAAGCTACATTAAGACAATTTTATTACGCATATTTCCCGCGTCCAAGTTTACTAACATTAAATTATATTTGGCAAGAGAGTACTACAGTTGTAAATGAAACTACTGGATATTTTGAAAACAGTAGTGGGACACCAGTACCAGTTGGCCCAACAGTAAGTAACAACGCAAAGTTTATCACAGAAACTTCTTTGGTTAAATTTGTACCTCCCACAGGATATTATTTCAGTGCTACCAATGAATTAAAACCAGGCATACCAACAGCCGACAACGATCATTTAGTAATATGGGCTTCACCAACAGCAATTTACGGCAACGGTACTAATGGTGGCCTTGGTAATTTAACTAATGGTACAGGACCAGTAGTGTTAAACACTTATGTCCCAACTGGCGCTATAGCAGTTCAAGTTATTCCACTGTTTGCGTCATCATTTTCTACAGCACTAAAAGAATCAATTGTTAATCAAATATATTTAAAAGCAAATTTTGGATTAGGATATGATAGCACAGGCACAATTACAGGAACTCCATATACATGGTATTTAATTACAGCAGCAAATCTTGATACTGGCGCAGTTTGGAGCCAGACTTATGCGGGCAATACTTCTGGTAGTATGCTTGATGCTAGCTGGTTAATTCAAGCTACATTTGACGGTAGTCAATATACAGTAGTATCTCGTAGCCTTGATTATTATTTTGGTAGTGTGCTAGAGGTACGGTTTTTCTTTGATACCGACCAAGCAATTTATGACAGTCGAACAGGCACAGTTATTTCAGATTTTGCTAAAGTGCTAAGGACTAATAGTCAGCCATATAGTAATTCTCCATTATTAGAAGACCTTACTCTTAAAATTATTGGACAACCTGTACAGACTGATGGACTAGTCGATGATTATCAAGTATTAGTTGGCTATGAAGATAATAACACAGGCATTCCGGTAGATCCAGATTTTTTCCAAGAAATTGTTG